AGATATACCACAAACTATAGAAAATGAAACTACTCCAGCAGAAGAACGTTTTATCTTAAAACAAGATGAAACATTACCACAAGCAATTATATGTGATATAGATGGTAACTAAAGTTGCCTGTTAAACCCTTACCGTTAACCAACGGGGTATTCTATTAGAATGCTAACGGTGAAGCCTAAGTCAGAAATGATATGGTAATACCGTGGGAAATTAATTTTCTATGATCATTTATAAAATTACTAATTTAATAAATAATAAAGTTTATATTGGACTAACAACTACCTCTCTAAATAAGAGGTGAAATGCACATATTCGAGATGCAAAGAAAGATCCTAGACATTTATATTGTTCTATGCGTAAATATGGAATAGATAATTTTAAAATAGAACAGTTAGATACTGCAACTTCTTTTCAAGAGTTAGGAATATTAGAGAGAAAATATGTCAAAATATATGACTCACAAAATCCAGAAAAGGGATATAATTTAAGTGCGGGAGGAGAGGCTAATCAATTAGATGCTAACCCAAGAGCAACATTAACTATTGAAGACGTTGTTCGTATTAGAGAAATTTATAGTGAATGTGAAATTGGATGTAAACAATGCTGAGAAATATATAAAGATAGAATCTCGTATTCTGCATTTAAAAAGATTTGAACAGGAAATACATGAAAAAGTATTAAACCTGAAGTATATACTCCAAAATTAAAGAAAATACATGTAACTGGACGTAGACCAATATCTAAATATGCTAAATTTTCCCCTGAAATTATACTTACAATGAGAAAATATTATGTAAATCATAGTATAACTGAGATAATAGATAAGTTTCAGATAACTCAAGTATCAAAGAAAAGTCTAGCTTCATTATTGGTTGAAAGTTATGATCAAGTGCCAATATACAAAAAGAAACTAAAAAAGTGATTTTATTTAGGAAAAGAAATTAAAATAGAAAATTATAAACCTGTAACGACTATTCTCAGATCGGAGAAGTAAGCTTACTATTGGTACGTAAGTTGAAATGGGTTTTGCTAACTTAAATGTTAGTTAAGATATAGTCTACACATATAGAAATATATGAATAAGTGACACTTAGTTTAATGAATGGTCGAGGTCCATTCGAATATCATAGAGTTAATGAAGATCTTCCTAACAATCCAGTTGTAGATTTGATTAATTCTCTATCAAAGCAATATCAAATTATTATTGTTACAGGTCGTGAAGATACCGAAGTATGTAGGAAAGAAACACTTAAATGGCTGAATAGATATTTAACATGTAGCGATTTTTTATTCTATATGAGAAAAGAAAAAGATTATAGAAAGGATGCTATTGTTAAGACTGAAATTTATAATGAACATATTAAAGATAAATATTGTGTAGCCGCAGTATTCGATGACCGTACACAAGTTGTTGAAGGTGCCTGGAGAAAGCTAGGATTACTATGCAATCAGGTTTGGAAAGGAGATTTTTAATATGACTGTTGATGAATTTAATGATAAATGGAAGAACCATTTAGAAGAAGGATTTGAAGGATTGGAGTTTAGTGATGCTGAAGGAAAGGTTGTGGATTGGTTAGATAAACATTTTGTTTTATTTGAATTAATAAATCCAGAGTTTACTTATGCGCAAATTAAACTCAAATTTGGAATGGCCAGAGTATATCTTCAAGGGCTTCCTAGTACATGTGCACAAATAGCAGAAGATGCAATAAATAAAATTATGAAATGCGAACTTTAATTAAATTATATCAGATGCTTTATATAGGAGTATGTAGGATGAATTACTGCATTACTCCTATATATGAGCCTATTCTATTATTTATTAGTCCTTATGTCTAAAAATATTCCTGATAGTTGCTGAGATAATGATCCTTCAGCACCTTGGAATGATATACAAGTAACTTATAATTATAGGTTATATGTAAATCTCGATGGTATTCTATTTGCTTCCGAAATTATAAGAGAAGTAACTACATTTGGCCACTTTGAGATTAAATCTCCAGATGATTGATATTTTCTTGAAAATGATATCTATCAAGTTATAGAAGATAATCTTGGGGATGAAATTAAGGAATGTAACTACAAGATTGACTTACTAAACTGAAGCTATAATGAATAAATATGTAATTGTAGAATGACCAGATATTCAATTTTTAATGTCTGAATCTGGTTTTAACGAACATGCCTGTCTCATTAATGATGATGAATGAGTGTCTAAATATGGTTGTTCTGCATACTTTGTTGAAGAAGAATGATTAAATAGAATATCATATGAAAGCTAAAGTTAAAGGATTTGATCTTGAAGTTGAACCAATGACAAAATATGATTATAATGATCGTATTTTGAAACTTCAAGTACAACATAGAGAAAATAAGAGAATCAATGGATTCTATTGCAACTGGAATGGTTATAAGTTCTGAATTGATGAAATTGACTTTAACAAGATATATACATTATATGAGTAAACTTGTTCCAGAAGTATACGATATAGAAACTATTTCTAATCTATTTACTTATGTTTCATATTTACCTGATTCTGATGAATGATTTGAATTTGTAATACATCGCAGTCAAAATGATTCAGAAAAATTATATAATCATTTAACTAGACAAGGTTTTTTTCAAGTAGGATTTAATAATAATAATTTTGACTATCCTGTATTACATCATTTTATTAGACATTGAAATGAATATAAATATCTTGATGGAGAAGAATTAGCAACAAAACTTTATAAAAAAGCTCAAGATTTAATTAATTCTTCTGAATTTAGAGAAATTAGTGATAAAAATAAATTTATAATTCAAATTGATTTATTTCAAATCTGGCATTATAACAATAAAGCACGCAGAACTTCGTTAAAAGACCTTGAATTTGCAATGAGAATGGAAAATCTTCAAGAAATGCCTATTTCTCATGAACAATATTGTACTTCATCAAATATTCCACTTGTACTTTCGTATAATAAAAATGATGTATTTGCAACTAATAAGTTTTATCAAACTACTTTAGGTAAAACTGATTATCCAATATATATTGGGAGAAATAAAATGGAATTGAGAAAACAATTTAAAATTATGTTTGATATTCCATGTTATAATTGACCTGATGTAAAAATTGGAGAACAACTTCTTTTAACGTTATATAGTAGAGCAGTTAATGCAAATCCTTTTGATATAAAAAAGTTAAAAACATATCGTGATAAAATCTGTTTAAAAGATTGTATTCCATATTGATGTAATATTAAAAGTAAAGAATTTAAAAAGTTCTTAGATATTTTAAATAATACAACAATTATTCCAGGATCTAAAGATTTTTCAAAAACTATTTATTTTCATGGAATAGGATTTGATTTTGGATTAGGTGGATCACATGGTTGTATTAAGTCTGGAATATATGAATCTAAAGATGGATTTATAATTTTAGATCTTGATATTTCAAGTCTATATCCAAGTATAGCTAAATCACTATGTCTTTATCCTGAACATCTGGGAAAAAGTTTTAATAAATTATATACCCAATTTATTAAAGTCCGAATAGATGAAAAACATAAACCTAAAGCTGAGAGAAATAATGCATTAATTGAAGGATATAAACTTCTTCTAAATGGAACTTATGGTAAAAGTGGAGAAGAAACATCATTTTTATATGATCCTTTATATACATATAAGACTACAATTGCTGGACAATGTTTTATATGTATGTGGGCAGAACAAATGGTAGAAGTTTGTCCAGAATTAGAATTTATTCAAATTAATACGGATGGCATTACAATTAGACTTCCAGAAAATAAAATAAATAATATAAAAGAAGTATGTATTAAGTTAGAAGAACTTACTGGATTACAAAGTGAATTTAGTTATTATAAACAGATGATAATACGAGACGTAAATAATTACGCCGCAGTTTATGATGATTCTACTAAAGAAAACGAACATATAAAACTAAAAGGATGTTTTGAAATATATAAAGAGTTTCATAAAGATTCATCTATGAGTATTGTTCCAATTGCTTTAAAAAATTATTACATATATAATATTCCAGTAGAAGAAACAATTAAAAATCATAAAGACATATTTGATTTTTGTATTAGATTAAAAATTAATAGTTCATCTAAAGCATATTTTAATTATCTTAAAAATTTTCAAAGAATATCTGAGCCTTTATCTAGAACAACTAGATATTTTGCATCAAATAATGGTGGATCAATTACTGTTTATTATAATGGATCTAAAAGAGTGACTCAATTAAATAAAGGTAAACAATTTACATTATTTAATAGTTATTTTAAATCCGATAATTATAATATTGATTATAGTTTTTATATAGCTGAAACATATAAAATCATTAATGCTATTAATGATGGACAATTAACATTATTTTAAATGAAAATATATGAACTAGTCTTCTATTGGGAAGATATATACAATGGTTGTGAAATTACTGAAACTATATTAACAACCAGTCGTGAACGTGTTGAAGCGGAAATAGAAGGTTTTAGAAACCGTAATTTAAAAAATAGAGGTGAGGAAATTAAACCTTCGCACAATCATTACATCTATGCGTATAAAAATAACAATGTTAAAACATTTATAGACAGTTGGTCAAATCTTAAAATATTTGAGCATGATAAAATTAATTAAATTTGGAGCATCATGGTGCGGTCCTTGCCGTGCCATGATGCCTATTCTTGAAGAACTCAAAAATAAGATAGAAATAGAAGATATCGATGTGGATGAAGTAGATCCTATTGTGTTAACTAACTATAAAATTAGAAATATTCCTGTACTTGTTTTACTTCAGGATAATAAGGAAGTTTGGAGGCACGTAGGAAGTATTTCTAAAGTAGAATTAGAAGATAAAATTAAAGAATATGAGGCTAATTAAACCATCTTTTGAAATACTTGAGCAGGAACCAGGTATTCAAGGAATATATAAGCAAATTGTGAGAGCAGCGAGATCTTGCTACAAATAATATGATCGTATTACAGAAGACTCAGCAGAGAAATTTGTTAATATGATTA